TCAACGCTTTCCGCGCACCAAGTTCCTTGTCATCCGCAGCAAGTCGATCTCCGCCCTTAGCCGGGCCTGGTGTCGGATGACCCAGAGCACCGCGCCGGCCTTTCCCTGCTCGTAGCTGGTGCATTCCCGCGTTGTCCAGCGCTCCCGCTCTGGCCGTTGGGTGTTAAGGCTCGCGTACCAACCGCCTTCGTTGATTCGCTGGGAAAGCCTGAGCACCTGGGTGCCATCGCAGAACACACTGTCGTCCTTCCCGTCGGGGCGGGAGGCCACGGAGCGCCAGTGGAAGTCGGGAGGGAGCATGGCGCGGAATCCTACTGGTCCGGCTCTCAAATCCTGCGACGGTGGCTAGGGAACGTCCGCCTCGCGGATCCGCAGGGTCGGGCGAGTGCGGTGTCGCCCTGCCCTGCGGATCCGCGCCGCGTCCAGCTGGAGTCCACCCGTAGGTGGTGTCTCCCCCGTTGTTGGGAAGAGGATTGCTCCGGGGACGGTGAAGAAGGCGCCAAGGGCACGTCCGACCGGCTGGCGTATGGTGGCGCCATGTGCGGCAGATTCGTCCAGACCCCGATCCGAGACGCTGCCAGCTTGGGCTTCCCCCAGCTGGTGGGCGACCTGCTGTCACTGCCGGCCAGCTACAACCTGGCGCCGACCCAGCGCGCGGCGGTGGTGTTGGACCGGGGCGATGGCCTGCAGATGCAACGGCTGGCATGGGGCCTGCTTCCGTTCTGGGCAAAGGCGAAGGGCCTCCAGGGTTCCACCATCAACGCCCGAATCGAGACGGTGTCCACCAAGCCGGCGTTCCGCAGCGCGTTTAAGGCGCGCCGGTGTCTGATCCCGATGGCCGGCTACTACGAGTGGTCTGTGAGCGCCGAGGACGGGAAGAAGGATCCGTGGTTTATCCATGCGGCCACGCCCCTGTGGGCAGCCGGCCTGTGGGAGGACGCCAGCAAGCTGCTCGGCGAGGACAACCTAGGCACCTTCACCGTCATCACCGGCGACAGCAGCGGGGTCTCGGCCGACATCCACGATCGCATGCCGGTGTGGCTGGCCCCGGGCCAGGCCGAAGAATGGATGAAGGCGGACGCCGAGGGCGCCATGGCGATGCTGCTGGCCAGCGAGCCGCCGGCGATGGAGGCGTACCGCGTCAGCCGCGCCGTCAACACCCCGCGCAGCAACGCACCTACTCTGCTGGCTCCAGTGGCATAGTCGGCTGCGTGGCTGGCTGGGTGGCGGCCTCGTAGACGGCATCCGTCGCCGCCTTGATCATCGCCATCAGCTTCCAGCCAGGCTCCGCCAGTTCTTCCCCGGTGGTCGGGTCGATGATCGTGTAGCTGGCGGCCAAGAGGGTGCTGATCTGGGCGGGCAACACGCCCAGGAAGGTGCGCTCCAAAATCGTGCCATCCGCCTGCGTCGTCAGCTTCTCGTAGTGGAAGGTCACTGGACCATCGTTCGTGTAAGGGTTCCAGTCTATGACGATGCGAGGCGCGATCGCCTCGACACGCGTCCCAAAGGTGGTGTTCTCGCTCAAAAGGGCCATCCTGTATCTCCGGTCAGTATCCGCTTACGTCTACGGTCATGATGTGCATCTGGGCACTTTCGGCTCGCGGCGCTGGCATGCCGAAGAACGCGTAAGTCCCCTCCCCTGTGGTGCCTTGGGCGACGGTGTATCCGTTGCCATTTGAAGTAACCACCCCGGCAAAACAGGCCCACTGCCAGTCAGCAGTGGGCGAGGCCTGCGTTCCCGTCCATCGGAAGCCCGGCAAAGTGATGATTTGCGCGTAGGAACCAGGCCCCAAGTTGACGTTCGCCGAAGGCGTCGCGCCTTGTAGCGTGCGAGCGTCCACGACCTTCATGTACCTGTTCTGTGAATCGAAAACTACACGCCCGTCGGCACCGAAAACCTGCAGGCCGAAGCCCGGGCCCGATCGCGCGGGCGGCCGGTCAAAGACGAACACCTCAATCGTGTCACCGACCACCGCGCCTGGACCACCGTTGACGCTGATCCATCCGAACTCCCAGCCGCCCGCCACGGGACGCGCCCGACTGACGGTGAATGGCTTGCTGCAGCGCGCGGCCACGATTGGACGGTCTCCAGCCACCGTCAGAAAGGCTTGGCGCCCGAAACCACCGGTTACAGGTCCACCCGCCTGCTGGAAGGTCAGCGTATGTTTCGAAATGAACGCGTAGTTGAAGAACTTCTCGTCAATGATGATGTTCTGGTTGTTATTCACAAACTCGAAACCGGCCGGCATCAGTACGTCCCGTAATAGAAGTGTGCAGCGCCAGCCCATGTCACCGTGGTTCCGCTAATAGCCGGGACGTTGACGTTCTCGGGGTACATGAGCCCGTTCTGATTCAGCACCGGGATAACGAAGGGGATCCCCTGAGCGAGTGCAGGCTCCTGGAGGGAACCAGCACCCTGATTTACGTAGCCCAAGAGCCGAGTCATGCGACTAGTCAGGTCGACAGTGATGTTTCCGTTTGCATCCCAGCATTGGAGTCCGGTCGGCATCATGAACTCCAAGTGCCGAGGCGAAGACGGCGAACGTTGTTCTCGTCGTAGCCAAGGAAGTGACCGTCGCTGTACTCCATCCGCCGGCCGCTACCGGGCGACACGAAGCGCACCTTGTCGAACAGGAAGTCAATCGTGCTCCGCTGCCCATTGTTCTCGGAACGGATGCCGGCAACGCGCCCGTTCGCATCGAGGGTCATGGTCCAGCTTGCCCGATACTGGGCAATGCCGTTCTCGTTGACCGTGGTACGTGCCTCAAGGGCTTGAGTGGCCTGCGCCAAACCCTTATCGCTTTGACCAGGCACCCATGGCGCAAACTGGCTCTGCGTGGCGGTGGCGAGACCGAGGTACGGCCGCACCAAGAACAGGTAGGAATTGAGGGGACTGGCCCCCGCAGCCGTGTTCTCCTTTACCACCACACATAGCGCCTTGGAGGCGCCGTCAGGGGCAATGCCGAATGCTCCTGCACGAATGTAGTTCCAAAGTTCCGAGCCCGGCCAACCATTCGGATCTATCCAAGGGCTCGCGTAGATCGCCAGATCCACGCCATAGTAGTTCTGGAATACAAGCTTTACCTGGAAGCGGCAGCGGTGGGTCAGCGCATGGACACTCGCTTCGCAGCGCTGGCCCGGGACCACCTGCACAGCATCTCCAATTTGCCATTCCGCGAACGGGTACTGCGTTCCTGCGCCTCGCCCTTGCTCCCTCGCGTACCAAGTATTCTCGTTGACCAACGTGTTCCCGGCAGAAAGGTTCAGCCCGAAATCGACAGCCTGCCCGCCCGGATTTTGCCGCTGGACCACGGTGCCGGGCCCGTTGAAGAATTGGGTGTTCGTCAGAAGGTTGTTGCTGGTGACGATAGACGAGCGCACGCTCGTGAGCGTTTGGGACGTCGCCTCGATCTGGCCTCCTTGCTGCTGCACAGTCGACTGGAGAGCGTTGACCGCATCGGTGCTCGCTTTGCCTGCGATCGCGGCGTTGGCAGCCTGGATCGCCTGCGAGTTGGCCGATACCCCCTGCTCCGTTTGCGTTACGCGGCCGGCCAACGCCGTCACCGACGATGTGCTGGCCTTGCCGGGGAGCGCGGCTGCCACTGCGCTGGCCTGCTCAGCAACCACCGACAACTCGTCTTCGGCCTGTTCGATTCGGGTCTGCTGGTTTGCAATGAGCAGCGCCTGCGCGCCCACGGCTTCCGCCAAGCTGTCGTACTCGCCGATCTTGCGCCAGTAAGTTGCGTTCGACGGCGGATTCCCGAGCGTCTCGACCAGAGCGTAATACAGGCCTCCTTGCCACTTCACAACCGCCCCCGAACCATACCCGACGGCTGGATCGTAGTCGGCCGCCGAGAGCGCCGCTTCCAAGCTGGCGATCTGGGCAGCCTGGCCCGCGAAGCCGGCCGCCATGTCCGCCGCCTGCTGGGCCTGTTCGGCGAACAGGTCGAGGATGTCCTGGACGGTTTGCGGCGGCTTGGCCACTACGATCGCGCCCTCGCCCGGCTTGCCACGCACGCTGGCCGTGATCTTGAACCACCACTCCTGCCCGCTGCCGTCGCTGTAGAGGTAGCGGGTTTCCACCACCCGGGCGATCTCCATCCACGGGCCCTCCGCCGTGGGCCCCCGCTCAATGATGTAGATGACCCCCTCTTGGTCAACGGCGTCCCATTCGATCAGGACGCCGTCCGCCACCGGGTTGGGCACCACGCCCTCCACCGGTGGCACGTCCGGCGAGACGTACACGATGGGGAACCAGGACGACCGTCTCACCGGCACCGGCGTGACGGACGGCAGCGCGCCCGCCCCGATCTCGATCAGGGTGATTTTCCGTGCTTGCATGAGGCTCCCTACTTCGCGTTCGTGGCGTTAAGTGACGACCGCAGCGCGCTGCTGCTGGTCACCGAGGCGGTCTTTCCGGTGGACGTGGCGATGGTGCTGAGAAGCGAGCGCACGTCCGTCAGAAGAGCGTTGGTTTCCTGCACCGCCGCGGTGGTCGCGGCCTGGGCCTTGTTGTCGACCACCAGGTCGAACACCGCCCGGCTGAAGTTGTCGGGCAACGCCTCAATGGTGTCCGCCAGCTGACCCATGCTGGTGCCGTCTTCGCGGTCGAGGTTGCCCACCTTCATCCCGTCGATCAGGCCCGTTACCTGGTCATACAGGGCGTTGTAGTCCTTGCCACTGGCGTACAGGTTGCGACCGAAGCCCAGAGCCGCCTGTGCGGCCGCCTGTGCCGCGCTCGAGTCCCCGCCGGACACTGCGCGCTCCAGTTCGCGCATGGTCGTCTGCAGCTTCTCCTGGTCGGTCAGCGGCGACAGGTCGCTCACCGACAGGCCGTAGGTCATCGCCTTCTTGTCGGCTTCGATCTGGGCCTGCAGCTTGCCCATGTTGGTGGCCCGCAGCGCCTCGATCTTGGCCAGGTCCTCAGCGCGCTCCCCGGACAGGCCCAGCGCCTTGGCGTAATCGTTCGCTGCCTTCACCTGTTGCCGATAGGTTCGCTCGATGGTCAGCGCTTGCGACTGGTAGCCGGTAAGGTCACCGGTGAGCAGCTGGGTGGAAACGTCCGCCATCAGGGAGGCGTAGTTTCCAAGCAGCCCGGTCACCTTCTCGATCTGGGTGGCCAAGTCCGTGCCGGCCACGCTGGCCAGGTCCTGGAAGTAATCAACAGCCTTGTTGACCTTGTCGATCTCCAACCCGTTCAGCGCGCGGCCCAGCTCGTCGGCGTTGCCTACCGCCAGCGCGATCGACGCACTCAGTGCGCCGAACACGTCCGACGCCTCGAAGTAATCGTCCAGCTGACCACCGAAGCCTGCGGCCTTCACGGCTTCCGTGAACAGCCGGTCCGTCATATCGCCGAGGTAGGCTGCCAGCTGCTCCTTGGCTTCGGCCGAATCGGCCGAGAGCGTCAACTTGCCCAGCGTGACCTTCACCCCTGCCAGCTGCTGCGACAGGTCAACGCCCAGCTGCTTGGCCAGGTCGGTGCTGGCGCCGCGCACCTGGCGCGCCGCCATATCGAAGGTGCGATCGATGTTCGGATCCAGCCCGGTGTACTGGGTCCATTTCTTGTCGCTCCGGAACAGGCCACCCTTGGCCTTGATGTCCGCATAGCTCTGCCCTTCAAACCCGCCGAACCCGTAGCTGCCCGTCAGGCCCTGGCCGGTGATCTTGGGGGCGCTGCGCCCGAACAGCTTGGCGTGGATGCTCGAGCCGGACAGGATCGAGGCGGTCTTGTCGTTGAAGCCAAGCCCACGGAAGCCCTTATCGGCCAGGCCGACCGCGCCGGCGGTTGCAATCTTGCCGGCCCAGCTCTCTCCATTGGCGATGTCCCAACCCTGATCGAACAGCTCGGCGTTCTTCATCATGCCGGCGACGATCCAGCCGATGATCGGGACCGCCGCAGCCATCGACGAGCTGGCCGCGCCGGCGCCGGCAGCGGCGGACGATCCACCAGCCGCCGCAGCACCGCCACCGGTCAGCGCCGCCACGTTGTTACCGAAGCCCATCAGCGTGCCTGCGCTGGCGCCACTGCTTGCCGCGCCCGCCCCCGCGCCGAAGAGCCCCTGCCCCTTCGACAGCAGGCCGGCGATGTTTCCAAGGTTCTGCCCACCGCCGGCGGTCCCGTTGCCGCCGAACAGGCCCATCAGACTGTCCATGCTGAAGCCGCCACCCTGGCTGCCCCAGTTGCTGATCCCCTCCATGACCTTCGCTTGGATCGGAATCACCAGCTTCTGCTGCAGCAGCTCTCGGGCGATGTCGCGCAGGCCCTGCTTGGCCACGTCCTTCATGTCGTCCCAGAGGTTGTCGAAGTCGCGCAACCCGCTTGCCGCGAAGTCAGCGAGGGCATCAGCAGCCCCATCGACGCCGTGCATCACCACGTCGGCCCACGCCTCCAAGTTGGCCGCTGCCTCCTCCACCTGGATGGACATGGCCGCAGCCGCGTCGGCGGCGGCCAGCATGGAACGTTCGTACTCCTCATAGCTCGCCGCGCCCTTCGCCAAAGCGAGCGCCTCCTTGCTGCCCGCTGCTTCGACCGCTTTCTGCAGCTCCAGGCGCATGTCCCGCTCGTTCATCAGCTGGCGCCGATAGAGCTCGCGGGCGCGGCCGATCTTGCCCAGCATGGCCAACTCGCCATCCATAGTGGCGATTAGCGATTCAGGTCCTGCCATAGCGGCGTCGACCTCGGCAGCCACCTTGGCGTACTCGGTGGCGCTTTGCGCCATCAGTACGTTAGCGTCAGCTTGGGCAATGTTTCCTTCCCCCAGCAGGCCGTTGTACTCGGACATGTTGCCCAGGTGCTTCGCCATGGCCGCTGCCAGAGGGCCGCTCATTGCGCCGGCGGCCTCCTCCGCCTGTTGATGAAAGCGGTCTATGGATTCACGCTGCCGCTTGAGCGCCTCAGCCGCTTGCTTCGCTTCACCTGCCGCCTTGTCGCGCTCCGCCTTGCCAATGTTCCCAGTGGGCCGGTAGGGCACAGTGTTTGACTTAAGCGCTTCCTCCGGCAAATTCTGGCCGGCGTCAATCAGGACTGCCTGGGGCTTGTACCGCCTTGTCAGCTCACGTTGGATGCGGCGGCGTTCGTCCTCGAGCCGCTTTGCTTCTGCATCTCGCTTCTCCGACGGACTTTCGACGGCGAGCAGCAACTTGCGCCGAGCGTTGAGCGAGCCCAATTGCTCGTTGAGGGCGTCTTCCGAGGCAGCCCCAAGGGCACTGGGCGTTGCACCCTCAAGTCGATGCAGCTCAGCGAACCGGTCGATGAGGTTCACAATTTGGACAGCGCCGTTCGCCATCTCGCCCGTCAGCTGGGCGGTCCAGCGCGTGACACTTGCGAAGGCGTTGCGCGTTTGATCGGAGCCCATGACTTCAGTCAAGCTCTGTAGTTCGGGCAACAGCTCCTCGGCAACACTGTTCTTGAGGCCCTGCATCGCCAGGTCGGCCTGCACCGACATTTCCCGAAGCCGTTGCGTGGCCTTCGTGGTCTTGCCGTCAATAATCGCGCCAACGGACTCGGCCGCGTCGCCCCACTGCTTCAACCCGGCGCTATTGTTGCGTAGCAGCGGAATCAATGCCGATGCATCACTCGCAATGGCCTCCATGTAGAAGGTCATTTCAGTCTGCGAAAGGTTCGCCCGCTCCAGGCTCTTGAAATACAGCCCAAGCGCGTCTGGGCCGGAGAGCTTTCGCATCTGCTCGGCGGTCACCCCCGTCCTCTTCGCGATGTTCTCGAAGAAGTCAGCCATGGCGCCGCCGCCGGTCTGGATGTAGTCGCCGATCTTGTCCTGCACGTCCTTGAAGATGTCGGCCAACTTTTCGTGAGAAACGCCGACGACCTGGGCGCCCGCTGCCCAGCGTTGGAACATCTGAGACGTGGTGCCCGAAAGAGCGGACATGCGGTCGTACTCGACGCTCAGTGCTGCCACTTGTCGGGTCCACTGCACGACAGCGGTGCTGCCGGCCGCCAACCCCGCCGAGATCGCGACGCCAATCGCCGTACCGGCCTTCTTCGCCGTCGCCTGCATGCCCAGCATGCTCTGTTCGAACTGGCGCGCAGACTTGCCGGCATCCTTTACGAAGGAGCCCGTCTTCATAAGCAGGTCGACGGTGAGCGTGTAAAGGGACATGAAGGCTCCAGAAAAAAAAGCCCCGCTATGAGCGGGGCTTGTGGTGGGCTATTAGGTGCTACTCGAGCCGATTAAGAAGCTGGGAATGATGCCTCTCAGCCTGCACGACCCTTGCCAGGGCAGCCAGGAATATCCCGAAGGCGATCACCCCGACACCCATGGTCGCTTGGGTGAGCATCAATGCGCCGGCGATGGCGGTCAGTATTGCGATGACAATCAGAGCTATGTGCATGAACCCTCCATTGGCACTGGAGGACCCATATTGCCAGTCATCTGCTCTCAGGCTGGGATTTCTTCGAACTCGAGGTAACCCGTGAAATATTGCCTGCTCACGTTCTCCGCGCTCGGCAGCTGTGTCGCGTAGCCATAAAGCGCAGCGCGGGCGGCCAGCACCGGATCGAAGGCCTTGGTGCGCATATCCCGGTACTGCGGCACCAGACACGCTCGCTGGCGTCCGGCCATCGCCTGGGCTACGGTCTCCCAGTCAGCCCCGGCTAGTCCGCCCTTTCGAACCACCTCTGTGGCCCTAGCACTCATCGTAGCCGTCAGGCGGCGATAGGTGGCGCCGGCAACCGTGTTGACCTGGCCGCCCTTCGTGCGGGTGTGCATGCTGGTGTCGATCGGCGCCACGGCCCAGCCGTCGCTGATCCCGACGTCCATGGCACGGAAGATGGCCACCTCCCCAACTTCCACGTTTGCGACCTGCGTGTCGATCTGCACTGCGATGCTGGGCGTGGGCCCGCCTGCCTGCGGGAACAGCCAGGCGCACACAGTGCCGTCCGGGAGCCGCATCGTGGTGGCGGTGGCGCCGGCGGCGCTGACCTGGACCCCGGGCGGGACGTTGAGGCCTAGGACGGCCACGATGCCGGGCACGATGGCCTCGGCCAGGACGATGTTGATGGACAGCGCACCGGTGCGGCTGATGCGGCTGCGGCGACGTGGCTTGCCATCGAACAAGGCGGCGCCGGAATCGGCCGTCAACCAGGTGCCGCCGACCAACGAAACCGACTGAACCGCCGGCATTCCATACCCGATCAGCACCGGATCACCCCCACACCGTCAGCACCACGTCCCCCGTGGCAGGGTTGCGCTCTACGCGCCGGACCAGCACCCGCTTACCGCCGGTAAGGCCATACCGCCCGTAGGTGATCCGGCCGATCTGGCCGGGCTGCGGCGCCAGCTCTTGGTCGCCGCGCACGCTGACCCGGTAGAAGAACCGCTGCTCGCGGTAGATGGCCACCACCCGGTCGATCTCGGCCTGGGCATCCGCTGCGCGCCAGAACAGGCCGATGATTGGGTCTGCGGCGTCCGCCCGGCGATAGTGCGGGTGGAGCGTCCCGGCTCCGTACACCTGGGCGCGGAACAGGCCCGAAAGCTCATCCCGGCGCCACTGGGGGACGTCCACCACATCCGTCACGAGATCGGACGCGGCCAGCGCCTGGGCATTCGGACGGTAGGCCATACGGCGGGTCAGGTTCGGCGCATCGTCGGGTACGCAGAGCAGGTCCTCGGCTAGGTCGTCTTCCAGCAGGTCGAAGGCCGGTGCACCGCCGTAACTCTCCGGCGCGACGACGCGGGTAAACCGCAGGGCCCCATTCGGATCCTGGTAGCACGCGGCGCTGTAGCTGGGCAGGATTGCGTTAATCGCGTCCCGGCCGGTGATCGCGTTACCGGCGTAGTACCCGATGCCGGCGTAGCCGGCCGCGGCGTCGATCACAGCGCAGTCTGTCGCCACCCAGGCTGACTTCTCCAGCCGGCCCATGACGTCAGCCATCGCCTGCTGCAGCGTGGCGGGCTGCTGCCCCGGACCTACGCTGGACAGGTCCGCTACCACCGGCGTCACCGGAGGCGACTTCATGATCAGCTGCTGACCGTCGGGCGAGACGCTGTAAGTGCCAGGCTCCATCGGGTCACCGCGATCCATCACCACGTCGGCGAAGACCGGGCCATCGGCCACGAACATAGCCGTGGCGTCGGAATTGGCCCCCATGGCCGGTACGCTGGCCACCGCGCCGATCACAACCGGCTGCGGCTTCCATGCCAGGCCGGGGATGTTGGGGAGAAACACGCCGCGGTTGATGGTGCCGTCGAGGTCGTCGTGTGCGTCCTTGAAGTGCAGCGTCTTGCTGCCATCGTCGTTGACCTCGACCCGGTCCACGGAAAAGCGGAAGACGGGCACGGTGTCGTTGAGCATGCCCGCCTCGAAACCCATGCGAATCTGCACGGGCAGGCCTGACACGCCGCGCTGCGCCAGCTCGTCCAGCCGGCCCTCGGCATCCAACACCATGCACTCGGCGGCGCTGGTCTGACTCACCGGTTCCCCGCCCCACGGCCAGAAATTGATCTCGCTGACCAGGTTGATGCCCTCGGCCAGCACGCCTTCGAAGCGGGCATTGCTGGGGGTGTCGCCGGGCGCGGTCAGCCAGTCTACGTCGGAAAGCCGGACGACCTCTGCCGCCGGCTCCGCCAAGCCCCAGCCTGCCGCAGCGGCCGGGCTGCGCGCGCCCCACTGGCCAGCATTCACGGCCATATTCAGGCCGCCGGCCTCAGTCGCTGCGAGTGCAGCGGCAAAGAACAGCGGCCCGGCCATGACGAAGTCGCGCTGGTGGACCAGGTCCCCGTTGCGATACAGCGTGAGTCGGTTCGGGCTGCCGATCTCCACCAGCAGCCCAGCGGTGTCGCCGCGGCCCACGAACGGGAGACCAACAGCTGCGGCGCTGCCGTTGATCACCAGGCGACCGGCGGCCAGGTTCCAGCCCAGACCGCCGGCTGTGGCGCCGGGATAGGCGTCCAGCGGCGCCGAGCCGGTCACGAAGCCAACCACGGCCGCCATCTCGTCCTCTCCCCACACAGCGAACTCAACCCCGACCGTGCCTTCAGTCTGGGCGATGTCCGAGCGGGCCATGCGGTTTACGTCGGCGGCCGCTGTCGTGGCCAGTGTGAGCCCGCCATCGCGGGCGGCCAGCAACGGGCCAATGGGTGCCGCAGCGAAGCGACCGAAAGTTTCAGCCATGTGGCCTCACAGAGAATCGAACCAGTCCTGGGCCTCGTCCTCGTCGGAGCGGGGCAGCAGGGAATCGAGGAAATGCTTCATGCTTCGCTTGGTGCCGCCCTGGCTGTGCGCGGCGGTGATGTACGCCATGAAGGCAGCGGGCTTGATATGCAGGCTGACCGGGTCGATGGGGTTCCGCTTGTGAAATTCCCACCACCACAGGAACTCGCGCCGCGTCATCACGGCGCGCAGCTCCCCGACGGACCGGTGCAGGTGCCCGGCGAGGACGTGCCAGAACCAGTCCTCGCCATGCTGCCTTAGTCGTTTCCCGCCTCTTCCTGGATCACCTCGGCAGCCTCACCGAAGCCGGCGTGCTTGAGGGCGATCTGCTGGAAGCTTGCCGCCACGCGCGGCTTCAGCTGGCCGGCCTGCTTCTCGGTCATGACCGTGCGGCCATCCTCGTCACAGATGGTGGCGGCGATCAGCTTGGCGCGGTCGCCATCGGACCACAGCTTGCGGAACTCAGCATCGGGCAGCGCGCGCACGTGGAACTGCGCGGTGACGCCGGGCTCCAGCTCGATGGTGTCGGGCTGCACGTCCTTGGGCGCGAACATGCCCAGGGTCTGGAAGGTCTGCAGGAGGGACAGCGTGACTGCGTCTTGCGCGGTCACCGGGTTTTCGTTGGTCTTGCTCATTGGCCGTTTCCTGATATGGCGGCAGAGCGCGCGGGCCGCGCACGGCTAACACGCGGAGGATCCACGCGCTCTGCCAAAGAGAAGGCCCACCGAAGCGGGCCAGGAGCCGTTACCGGGCGTTACGGGGTCGGGCGGTGCGTGGTCACAGCGCCGGAGCCACGGATGGTCATCGTGGCCTTCCACACGTCGTTGTCGGCCACGTTCACCGCGAAGTTCTGCACGAACCCACGGAATTGCTTGGACACCACCGTCGTGGGCGGGGTGATCACGCCATCGACCGCGACCGGCAGCGGTACGCCGGCGGTTTCGGACAGAGGCGCGGTGACCAGGAAGTCCACGACTTCGCCGGTGCGGTGCAGCTCTTCCAGCGCTTCATGGTCATCGGGGTCGTAGATCACCTCGATCGTGGTGCTGCCGGTGGCCTTGCGGCCAGCCACGAACTGATCCCAGTCATCGTCGAAGTCGGAGATGTCGATCTCCGAGGCCTGGCCATCGGGGAAACCGACGGAGCGGACGCGGGTCACCTTGATGACCTCTGCCGCGGCGACGGCGATGAACAGCTGGGTGTGCTTGGACTTCAAGACGGGCATTGCGTTGTCTCCTGGAATGGAGCCCGGTCGCCGGGCAAAAAAAAGCCGGCGAGCGCCGGCGGTTGGGGTTGCTGGTTGGCGCGGCTACCGAAGTTCCAGCAGCCGCACGTCAAAGGAAATGCCGAAAGCGCCGGTGTCTTCGTCGTCGGGGGGCGGGTTGTAGGATTCGATGCTGCCGCGACGTTCGACCTCATCGCGGATCGCCACCGCTGCGGCGTTCGCCTGGGTCAGGGTCGCACCCCATACAGTGACGCGTACCCGCCAGCCGTCCGCCGGCGGCGCCTCGCTGAGCAGGTTTTCCGGGCTGCCACCGACGATGTCCCATACCCCGTATGGCATCGCGGTATTGAGTGGCGCGGTGCCGTAGAAGAACCGGATTGGGTTGCCCAGCTGGGCCAGCACGCCGGCGCTGCCCTGCATCACTGCCTGGATCAGCGGCACCATCATTTCCAGCCCCTTGCCTTCATGATCTTGTCAATCGCGTTGCGGGTTTCATCAATCATCACCTGGGCCGCCTGCGGGCCACGAGCCTCCGCCGCAGGGGTCAGGAATGGCTTGGCGCGCATGTTCTTTGTGCCGAACTCGAGGAAGCGCCAGTAATAGGCCCATCCGCTCTGCTCGTAGAGGTTCCCAGCCCGGCCCTGCCGGCGGTTGCGCTTGGTGTTGGCGTACTTGACCTTCTTGCCGGTGCGAACGCCTACGGTGAAGTACTCACCGCCGGCGCCCACACCGGCTTTGCGCCGATCCTTGGCAGCGGCGCGACGCACGACTATCTGGTTTGCCAGGAAGCCGCTCGCGCGCACGACCCGGCGCTTGGCTTCATCGCGGATCAGGTTGCCGCCCTTGCGCATGCCGGACAGGAGCGGCTTGCCCTGCAGCTCCTTGGGCAACTGCCGTAGGGACTGCAGGAGGCCGTCGAGGCCATCGATGCGGATCTGATCAGCCACTTTCCCTCCCATGAACACACCGAAGGCGAATCTCCCGCATGCCCGTGGCATCCAACTCCATGGTCTGGATAGCGAACTCGGGACGCTGCCCGTTTGGCTCGCTCTCCCAGATCACCCGCATCTGGGTGTCGATTCCGGGAAGCCAGCGCAGGTTGATGCGGGCATCCGTCTCCGCACGCTCGGCGCCTGCGGCGACGCCTTCCCGGCCGGGCCCTGTGAGAACCTCAGCCAGCACATTCGCATAGACATCGTTCCACTGCTGGGTCGGCAGGCCGCTCAGCGGATCAGGGTCGCCTTGGACGATGCCCTGGATCGTGACCAGGTGCCGATACCGCCCGGCGTCCGTACCCACGTCACACCCCCAGACCGCGTCGGTGCGGCCAGAGAAGCGAGTGCGCGCCAGAAGGCAGCTGGTAAGTAGCCTCCCCCGTCACGTCCTCGCGATTGCGAAAGAGGTGCCCGGTAATCAGCAGTACCGCCGCACGGATGGCATCGTTCACCACGATCGGCTCCTCGCCAGCAGAACCATCCAGCACCGCCGTAGCCAGTTCGCCGGCTGTGGCGTAAACCTTGCGGTTCAGGAAGTCTTCGGCCGACTGCACTGCCGCACCGACGTACAGCTCCAGCTGAGCGTCATGGTGCGGCATTGCAGCGACCTGGGCACGGGCCTGCTCGATCGTGACCAGGCGCATATCAGTCGGCCTTCAGCGAAGCTTCCAGCGCTTCGACGACGGTCTTGCGGTCCTTGCCGGCCTTCTCCGCGTCGAGGGCGGCCTGCAGCAGGGACTTATCCTGCTGCCCGGCCAGTGAAGCGATTACGTCGGGAGCGTTGCCGTCGACAAACTGCTCGCCCGGCGTCGGCGTGCTGTCGCTGCTGCTACCGGCGGTGCCGGTGCCGGTGGTCTCCGCCTCGGGAATGCCGCCCAGAAATTCCACGAGGCCCTTGCTCTTCAGCTCTTCGGCCTGCCGTTGGCTTCCTACCGTGAACCGGTCGCCCGCCTTGCGGGAGCCGTGATGGTCAAAACTGGCAATCGCTCGTACTTCGTACATGTCCTGTCTCCAGATAAGGAAAGGGCGGCGACGCCGCCCTCTCGATGGGCCGTGACGCCGCCTTACGGCGCGTCGAGGTCGGTCATGGTGCCCTTCCGGAATGCCTCGGGGCGGTACAGGGTCAGGGCGACCCGCTCCTCCATGAGGATCTTCACCATGTTCTTCACGAAGTCGCGGTCGTCCTGTGTGGCAACCATGACGTTTACGTCCTCACGGTCGTGGATCTCAACGGCGATGCCGCCGCCGAAAGCGCCCACCAAGAACTCGCCGGCACCCATTGCCTGCGTCGGCACCACGTTGCGTCCCCACAGGGCCGGCGTGGTGATGCCGCGCGGGTTGGCGAACAGGTAAGCATTGTCGTCGGTCTTCTGCAGCTCGATCGCCGCCCAGTCCAGCGGACTGATGACGATGCCGTCGGCCCAGGCCTCGGCCAGCTCGACCTGCAGGAGCGCCAGACGCAGACGGTCAATCCGGGTCTCGTTTTGAACGGTCACACCAGGGTTGGTATACGCGAGCGCCTGCGTGAAGATGCCGTCGATGTTAAGGCCGACACCCGAACCCTTCAGCAACTGCGCCTCTTCCTTGAGCTTCAGGCCATGGCGCAGCCGGCCGTCGATGTAGCCGCGAAGCATCGGGATGTCCGACAGGACCTGACGCGATGCGTGGAT